AGAGGCTGACTGTGCCACATAAAAACTACCTGTTCTAACATGTACATCATCATTAGTATTACCGAAATATGTCGAGCCGCTTGCATCGATCTCGGTTACATTTTCAATATGATAATGACTAGCACTGATAGTCCCGCTTACTACGAGAGTGCCCGTGAGGTGCACCTTGTTAGACGCGGATAGAAACGTGAAATTATTAGATCCAGAAGTTAATCTTGATCCTGCGGCGCCGGAAATAAATTGGATCGATCCTATTGATCCGGTTCCGCCACCGGCGGCGGAGCCTGAATCTGCGCAATTTATATATGCCCATCCAAATGTTGCCATCTAGTCTCTTATGCCTCGCTTATTACATATTGTAGCCACACATTAGCTTTACCAGCGGTAAGGTCGGCAGTACCGATTGTCAAAGTAATAGCCTTGCCGCTCGCATCATCAACCTTAACTGCGGTTGCGCCAGTACCAGCGGGAATGATGCTCTGAACGCCGGCCGAGTCATAGCCTAAGCTAGAAAGGGTGTTAGCGGCTACCATGTCAGCCGTGCCCTGGACTCCAATTGAGACTGTGGCGGATCCAGCGGAGGTAAATCCAGTAAGAACATCTATAAAGCCTCCTGTGATGATAGCATTATCAGGAATGGTGACCCCTAAGTCAATAGTGGATATAGCGCCTGCGCCTGGATCTGCACCAAAATCATATTCAGCTTTTGCCCATCTTGTCAGAGAGGCCCAAGCTCCATCTGCTGGCTCGGTGACGACCGATGCATCTAAAAGGTTAAGCTCGGCAGACGTTACTGTTGCACCATCCAAAATCTCGATTTCGGTTTGAGTTAACAGCGCTAAAGCGCCGGGGGCACCACTTTGCATTCCGGATAAAGTATCTAAATCTGCATCCCATGCTTGAACGTTGGTTCCAATCACGAGACCTAGGTTTGTACGAGCATCGCCTTCAGTGGAGGCGCCTGTGCCGCCATGGGCCACAGCCACATCTGTTGCTTGCCAGTCGCCTGTAGCAACTGTTCCCAGCGTGGTAACGTTCGTTGTGCCAACCCAAGTTGAGAGGGCAGTGTCTTCTACGTTGCCTAAGCTTAGATCTGTTTTTACTTCACTATAACTTCTGCCTTCAATACCTGTTGCAGTAAATTTAGCATAGTCATCATCTGCTGCAGTCGTGGTTTGATCGACTTGTAAAGCATTAGTATCTGCAATACCAAATGTTAATGTTGCCTGCTTTGCATCAAGTTGTGTCTGAATAGCGGACGTGACCCCATCAACATAATTAAGCTGGGCTGCGGTGGCAGTAACCACCGTCCCTCCCAGCGCAAGACCATTAGTCCCATCGTGAGACGCGATATCAAAATCATAAGCCCCATCTTTAATTGTAATTTGAGTAGCAGCCAGAGTAATGAAATCGCTAACCGATGCATTGCCAACTGTTCCGTCATCAGGGACATCGACTGCAGTCGCGCTCACTGCTGCGGGAGTAGTAGAACCGAGTGCGGCGGGTGCTGCCCAATCAACGCCATCAAGAAGATCGGCATTGAGGTTGGTAACCACTGTAGTGGAAGAAACCGTCAGTGGAGCAGTGCCCGTGGTGACATCCGATGTAAGAGTCTGTCCTTTCACATCATAAGCGCCAAAGTCTAAATTAGCGTCATTGTTGGATGCTGCGCTAGCGAGAATAGCTACATCCTGCGTAGTAGAAGTTGTGAGAGTACCGGCTGATACATTTAGAGTTTTGCCTGCACCGACTGTCACATCTGAAGTTGCGATGGTGCAACCATCAATGTTGCCTCCATCAATATTAACAGTGTCAGCCGCAAAGCTCACTCCGCTCTTAACTGTTACAGTATTATTAAGCTGTAGCGTTCCATCGATATCAGCGTTGCCGGAGCCGCTGAGAGTGGTTGCCTTCACGCTAGATGGGGTGGTCGCCCCTACGGTCACATCGTCAATTGCACCACCGTTAGCATCTAAAGTAGCAACAGTTAAAGTTGCTCCATCAAATGTAAGATTAGCACTCTCGGCTAATTTATTTGCAGAACTTTCATATAAGATTCGATTACCAGCGCCACTAGCCACAGTGTTACCGACAGTAATCGTAAGACTGCCTCCGCCTACATTAGTAAGATTGGAACCATCGCCTGTAAACGAGCCGGCTGAAACACCGGACGAAGCTGATATATTACCAGCAACTGTGAAGTCTCCACTTACATCATTTCTTCCCGGGGTAAACCCGTCACCAGAACCAAAGCCCATTTTATCCTTCTCCTATTCGGTTAAACCAGAACCGGTTAAATTATACATGCTCTGTGTGGGGATCCCGGTGAGTTCTGCCACTACGCGAAAACTACCGGTACCAGAGGTCCCATCGGCTCTCGATATATAAACCTCTTTGCACTTTGCATTGAATGTATACGAATCTTCGTCACTATCCAATTCAACATAGTGGACACCAGCCACTATACGCCCTACTCCGCTCCCGGTAGAATTGAAATGTACTCGCAGTGTCTGAGTTGAATGATTGACCACAGTAACGGTTTTAGTTACATAGGGGAATTCATATTTCATTTGTTGCCCGGGTCCGATAGCTGTTGAACCGGATATATATGGATGACCCGCTACTTGGTATGAGCCAACATTTCGTAATCCTGGTGATGGCCAATTCGGATTTGTCGCCATTATAAATCTCCTAAAATTTTAATATTCATTATAAATAGTCTCTAAATTTTTCTATTGCGCCTTTCTTGCGCTCTCTTACGTTTTTGTTCTTCTCTGACACGGCGTCTGGCGGCGCGCGCGCGTTTTTCTCTTTTGGCAACCGAAGGCTTTTTATAATAACGCTTTTCTTTTACTGTCTCCAGGACACCCTCTTTTTTGACCTTCTTTGTAAATTTCCGAATCATTCGATCAGCCATTCCTCGACACTCTTTTGCTGTAACTTTAACGTGTGCACCTTTTGCCATTTCTGCTCCTACTTTAATGCTTGCCATATGGCTGACGACTTTCCAACAAGCGAACTAATATCTACTCCCGCGTCTTGGGGGTTGCCGAGATCCGCTTGTCCTTGCGCGGGTTTCGCCTGATTAAGAGGCTGTGTGCCTTCAAAAAGATTAACTCCATTATAAGCATCCTGTCCAATAGAATTCATTAAGTTCTCTTTGTATTCTTTCATTTGACGATTGGACTGTTTCATCTGTTGTGCTTCGGGTCGTGGCTGGTGGGTCTCTACAATCGTGTTGCCTTGGAGTCCCTTGGCCACTTCTGCTACCACATTAGACAAAAGACCTTCTTCGAGAAGGACTTCGTGAATACACTCTTTTACAAGAGGTTTAATAACTTTCTTCAAATCTGCTTTGTTCATGCTCTATCCTTTGATAATTCCTGCGAGTTTCTGCCAGTTTTCTAATAAGGCTTGATCTTTTGTGTCCAGACTCTCCCCTACCGCCGGCTGCGCTGTGGTGGACCATTGAGCAGAAGGCACGTTAGCCATGCTCATTTCCTCTTCGTCTCCGGATTGTCCTTGGGCGGCCGGTTGCTTGGGGGTGCACTTATCAACGGGGTTAGTTAGTTTGCTTATCGGCGCAGCGAACTCTTGGCCACGTTTGGGGTTGCAATCCGGATCTAGCGGGATTACCTGCGCATGCTGCGGGTGTTTCTGCAGCGGGTCTATGACCGTTACTACTGTCGGGTTGCCCTTCCCTGAAACATATTCATAGCTGTCGCCCTTTTTAACGGCTGTTCCGGGAGGGGGTGCCTCTGCACCACCTTCTTCCTCGCCAGGAACCTCTTCTCCTGGCTGCGCGCCGGGCTGCTCTGCGGGCTCTTCTGCGGGCTGCTCAGCCGCCTGTTGCTGCTGTTGTGCGGGCTGCTCTTCGGGTTGTGTTTGAATATAGGCAGAGGCAAATTCTCTTACGTCACCAAAGCCAGCATTTTGAAAAATCGTTAAAACAGTTTTTTGGTACTCATCTGATTTAAGACCGGTTGCCACAAGCTTATAAAGATTAGGATATTTCTCCAGATCTTCCAGCTTCCCGATCTTAGGCTTGCGCTCGTGTTCCATTGCTCCGCGCTCTACTGCCTGCCGGCGCCGGAATGGATTCCGGATCTCTGACAAGTCAAGCTCTTTACCCTGATCCACAACTTTAATATTCTGGGCTCGTAAGAACTGTTGATATTCGCGCATAATGGCAGCATCATCCAGTCTTCCCTGAAACAAATCCTGATTCAAATCTTGAAATCCTTTGACCGGCTCCATAAATTGGGATTGGTCAATGGGTTGCTCCGGCAATTCTTCTTTCTTTTCGCCTTGGGCGTCGGGGCACGGACACTCCTCGGTGCCGCCATCGGGCAGGCATTTCTGCTTGTCTTTAAAGCGAGCCTTTACCATTCGGCTGCTCATCTCCTCGTTCAAATACTCGCGCCATGCATCAGTGTGTTGCTGGTTTTCCTTAAAGCTGCTCCATTGTTTACTCATTGTCTAATACCTCGTTAAGCAATCGATTAATACGATCTGCTTTGGTGAACACGTTAGGGGTGCTCAAATCCTTTGCTTCTTTCATCATATATGCGCCGGGGGTTGAAGGCTCCGACACAAAATCAAAACAAATAAGCTGGAAATCATCTTCCACGATAGTTTGCCCTTGAGCTTCGCTGACGGATCCCATTCCGCGTGAAGAGATGCCAAGCTGGGCACCACTATTAACTAGTCCTCTGAGAATGTTGCCGGAGGGAGTGTCGAGAACTTTTACTTTCCCCATCACATTTTTATTGTCCATCCACACATCGGTAACCATGTGAGAAGCATTCTTCAGATTAATAACTGAATCATCAGGGTGATCTAATTCTCCCAGGGCGCGCCGTTCTTTTACGAGCTTCTTATAATTTTGGACCTCGCGCGTTAAAACCTTAAAGGGATAGATGCGTCCGTTTCCATTTTGTACGTCAGCTTCCTGGAGCTTACCAGACAGCATCATACCGCCATTAGAAACGAATCGCTTCTCTTCTTCGGTTAACAAATCTTGACATACGCCGCCTTCGCACAGGGCATAATATTCTCGTAATAAAACTTTAGCCATAGTTAAGAACCTTTGCAGCAGTTTCTTACTGGCTGCAGCATCCATTTTCGTGTCCATATTGAAATATTCATAAATCCCATTCCCCCTTTTTCTTCGCGAGGTTTAATCCTTCATCTCCAAACAGCATATTAAGAACATACGATGTTCCTGATGAAACGAAACCTAAAATAAAATAATTTACAGGAGTTACATCAAAATTAAATAGTTCTGTATAGGGAGAAAGTAGCATTAAAATCCATCCTACATGAAAACCCATACACATGGGGCACGAAAACATTTGACCAAGCCACCCCTTAGTTGGTCTTAACCCATCTAAAACTTTTCCGTATACTAGAATTTGGGTGAACCCGTAGGCTGCTAATATGAATGTTAATAGTTCTGTCATTATTCTGTTCTCTACGTTGGTGCTGGTGTAGGCTGGGTGATGTCTCCGAGCGGATTCTCCGGCCCGAGCCCTCCCCTACTTTTAAAAAATTTCAACACGGGCGCCAATGAAGCCACAACAAACTCTACGCCCTTGGCAATTGCCTTTAGCCAACCCCAAAACTTTGTAACGCCTCCTGTAACCATGGCGGCACCCTCATCAGAAAGCTTCTTGAGCGCGCCGCCAAAAAGCTCTTGGGCTTTATCTTTTAAAAACTTTTTGGCAACATTCAAAAAGCAGCCTTTCGCGACATCGCGGACAGAGCCAGCGGTTTCGGGTACTGCCCCTGCTGGACCTTCTTCGTCCTCTCCGCCACATCTAAAGAATTCTTGAGCGAAGTCGGCGACCTTGCTCCAAGCAAATTGTAGACCAACACTTAGTGCTACAAGACCAAGAGCTTTCATCCAAGGCTTCGTAATACTGTTCACCCACTCAAGTGCTTTTTCTATGGCGTTTTTGATTGATGTAGCCCATTGTGCCAGTTTTTGCATGACGGCGTTTTGAATGCCGCTTGCCTTCGCAATAAGGAAATCAATGAATTTCATTATCTTTTCTTTGATTCCCAGCCCACGCCGGTTCATGGCTTTCGTAAATGCTGGAAGCTTGTTGGAATCGGTAGTAGCCCTATAAAGCATCTGCATTGTTTCGGGATAAGTCGCGATTTTTTCTTTGGTGCCCTGCCACCAGTTTCCAATTGGACCCTCAAGGAGAACATCTTCGCCACCCCACCACTGTTCAATTAATTGCTGTTCTTTTAAAATCTCTTCAATTAATTCGGGAGAATAAGACTGAAGCGTATTTCCATCTTCTGATAGAGGGATTTGTACCCCCAATACCCCTGTAATATAATCCGACCGCGACAAGAGTTTTTCTCTAGATTCATACTGTCGCCAGTTCTCCATTATCAATTTCATTTCAGACATAAGAATTTCCTAAATAGTATATAAATAACTCAACGAGTAGGGATCTCTAATATAGCCCGGACGGATCGATCCTTGCTCATCGCGTTGTGGGACTTCTCCCAATTCGGTGGAGTCGGCCTTATCCGGATGGACAAGTTCGTCATCAGTCATAGAGATAATAGCCTCTGTGGACTCAAAGTACGGGCGCTCTTCATCGATAAAGTTAGAAATATTAATAAGAGCTAGTTTGGGAGTGCTTAAATCAGGGGAGGAGGCTTCTTCCATCAAAGCTTCAAAAGAGCCAAAAAAGGAGCCGGCTTGAATAGAGTCACCAATCACGAGTCCCTTTTTGCGCAAGTGGGCAAAAAGCCTGTTCTGTGCTCCGTAAACTAAATCGTTCATTGTTTCTTTGGGGAACGCGGTGATCTTGTTATTCTTTGTTGACAATACAATATCAATGTCGCCATGATCAAAAATCATAAGATCTCCGTTCATGCTTTTGCGGATGTCCATCTCCAGACGGACTACCGCATCGTCAGCGGCCGCGCCGATTCTAACTACGACTGCCATCAGTATAGATCTCCTTTACTAAGCTTTGAGTTTTCATTACAGTGAGCAACAGTTCGTCATCTATTGAGCGCTTTGAGAATTCCTTTAGACGCGCAATGATCTCTTCTGTTTTGGCCAACATATCCGGATCATTTTTAATTTCTGGGCTAGCCTTAGCCTCGGTTAGGCATGCCTTGAGGCGGACGATTTCTTCATTCAGGAATACTTTAAGCTCTAAGGCATTGTCTGTAAAAGAAGAGATATAATAAATGAGGAGTTCTTTCTGTTCCTCTAAGAGGTTCGTGTCATACTTATGATTAAACTTTTCGGTAAATGTTCTCACCACCACACTATCAATCTCTTCGCTGCGAGATGTTTCTATTGGGGCGTTGGTCATGTTTTTAATAATCTCGCCTTCTAATATAACTTGATCCTTGGGGGATGTTTTATCCGAGAAGATTCGTGCGATAGACGCAAGAGATTTATAGTTCGGAACAAAGTTATTAAATACAGAAGGCTCCAGTTCCTTGTTAACATCATGAATCAAAACGCTCTGCTCTTTAAACAAACCTTCGGAATCAATTAGCCGACTGGCCAATTTTGCTTCTCTAAGGATTTTCTCCGAAGTCTCTTTGTCCAAGTTCTGGTTTTCATACAGGGACCGGTGGCATTCTAAATCTCGTCGAAGCAGTGAGTCTTCTTTAAAGTGTCTCTTAATAAGCTTCACGGCCGTCTTCTGTCTTTTAAGATCTTTTTTCAAAATTGCAACAGTGGCTTCTCTAATCAAAGCTTCATATACAAAAGCGCTGTTTCTCTTTTTGTTGTGTCTACTCTTCATCCTGTTGCTCCGTTGTGGGGGTTGCGTTACTTTCAAGTCCCATAATAAGATCTCGAATGGATTCATTTATCTGAAACAGTTGTGTTTCTTCTATCTGCTCTCCTGTTTTATAAGTAGGCTCTTCCCTTTCATAAATACCTGTTGCGGCACCACCCATTTTTGCTAAGGATTGTAAGTCGCCCATTCCGGGGGCTATGTTGCGTAATGTACTGCTGCCTTTTTCGCGGCTATACTTAGCTGCATTTGAGCGCATTCTGGCGCCGGCCACACGGCGATCTCCACCGGGGTTTTTCCGAGAACCCTTGGGGTGATATACTTTTCCCTTAGCACCGGGGGTGAGTCGGGGTTCATTACGGGAACCGGGCGGTACTGCCAAAAGGGTTTCTTCCTCTCCTCCTGCTTCTGCACCACCTAACTCTTCTCCGCCGGCGTCACCAGCGGGCATCTCTTCTCCTCCAAGATCACCGCCTAGATCACCACCAAGGTCGCCGCCTAGATCGCCACCAAGGTCGGCGCCCATTCCACCGCCTCCTGCGCCGGCTGCTGCAGCAGCTTCCGCAACTTGTTGAAGGGCTGCGTCATGTTTGCGGTCATAATACATTTCTCGCTGGTTGCGCGCAAATTCTTCATGAGACATCCCAAAGATGTTCTCGGTAACCCATCGTCGAGAGAAGAAGCCTTCTGTGGCTGCGCCGGCAATATCAAACTTACTCTTCCAGAATTCAATCTCTTGAAGTTCCGCAATCCGAGAAGGATTATTGAGCGTTAAGGTAAAGCTTAATAGATCGTCGCCTCTGAAGCCTAGGGTGTAGAGGTGAATAATTCCAATCTTTGTGAGTTCCGCAATGATGACTCGCTGCAATCTCTGAATGGTTCGGGCAAATCGGATATCCTTTTGTGCCAGGGTGCTCTTGTCTTCTTCTGCTCCCTCTCCCATTGTCAGATAAGACTGCGGGATTTTAAGAGCCGAGAAAAGCTTATCACGTAAATACTTGATATCATCAATCGCTGTAATATTTGATGCGCCGGCCAATGAAACGATATCGGTCGCAGACCCAGCCCGAATAGGAATAAAGTAATCTTCTTCAATGGACATGGGATTATAGCGCAAGTCAACGCGGCCGGTTGCAGGATCAATAACCTGATGGCGCTTAAGGTTTGTCACCACCTTTTCCATATATTGTTCCACTTCGTTTGGAGGCACGGCGCCTACATCAATCTTAAACACGCGGCGTTCAGATGAGCGGATAACTCGGTATGCCATCATGGCATCTTCCATCAACGTTAGCTGGCGCCAGATGCGACGAGAGGCTTCCAAAATTGAAGTACCATACGGAGCATACTTATCATTTCCTAAGACCCGGAAATGAGCAATCTGCCAGTTCTCGAAAGTCATACCAGCAGAGTTCCACTGGTATTGAATGTAGTTGGGGTTAGTGGAGTCCTGTCCTTCTAGGCGCTCAACTTCCTGTGACGGGAGAGCAATGACGGATTGGACTCCGTATTTATCATCAATGTCCAAGTAAAGAAAAAAGTCTCCATACTTGCACATGGTGCGGGCCCAACCAAAAAGGTTATACTTGAGATTCAAAATACTATCAAAGAGAACATTAAGGACTGCCGCGATTTCTTCGTTCGGGCACTTAACATTTAACATCGGACGCAACTCCGAATAGGTCGTCATTTCATCTGCATAGATATCTAACGTGGATGCAATCTCCGGCATGTATTCCATTTGATCAAAATCTACATAACGCTCTGAGCGTCGTTGATTAGAGATAGCGTTGACAGCAATATTATCAAGAGGGCTATAAAGAGTTTTCTTAAACTGTTGTCCCGAGGCGGACTTAAAGCGTGAAGAAAATCGATCCAGATGTTGACGTCGGATGCGTCGACCGGACTGCGAGCGATAACTAACAATAGGACCCGAAAAGAGCCTTGTTAATGCTTTAAATAATCCTGACTGACTATTCGCGGGGTTGTTTTTGGGAGGGGTACGTGCCATTTAGTTTCTCACTTAATAATCCATTTGTATTGTTCGTAAAGTTGTTGTGCGTCTGTCATCTTAGCATCCAACGCGTTGTCTTTTTCATAGCCATGCTGGCCAGACACTCGGGTATTCATCGTTGTCCTACTTGTAATAATTGCATCGACAAATGCTCGTTGATAATTTAAATCGCGGGCGCTGGCTTGGATAGCAGTATCGCGCACCCAACATGCAATAGCTAAGGCCATGATTAAATCATCATTATATCCTTTCATTGCTTGGGGCTTACCGTTTTTCCAAATAAAAGTTTTCATTTCATTAACTGTCCGAGATGAGTACACTTTAATTAGTTTATTTCTTATAAACTCTTCCAATTTTGCAACTATTAGTGGTCGTGTCTTCATTGTGGTTGAAAACCCGGGGACCGCTGACGTATGAGCTTCTGCTTGGTATTGTTCGATATATTCATGTGTAGACTTTACTGAATAATATAAGTTAGGATAACCGTATTCTATGAGTTTGTCAAGTACTGTATAGCCAATATTATTATTTTCTACTACTAACATGGCATTTCCAAACTCTCGACCAACTTGATTTAGCATATTAGCAAATAAATCTGGCGTGATCTTTCCTTGATATTCTCCAATGATTTCAAGTGTTTCTAGTTTTAGTATATGAAAGGCAGAAAAATCGGCGCCATCTCCACGAGACACATCGACTACCAATAAATAATTACAGGTAGGATCAAACTCTTCCCAAATCCAAAAGTTACGATCAAAGCCAGTGCGATGCTTTGGTTCTTTAATAGTAGAGAATAACCACTCCATACAATCTGGATCTATAACTGTCTCCCCCGAAGTATTGAAATTGCACTCAAGTTCCTGCGCAATTTGGCGCCGGGACATATTTTTAGTTTCTTTCTGATACCATACTTCGTCTCGATCAGGGTGCACCTGCCAGGGGAGTGTAGTAAGATTAAAGTTGTTGGAGGCAGCCTCAGCATCTACACAGGTTTTATGAAACCAGTTTCCTACCCCGTTGGGGGTTGACAAGGCAATACACCGTCCACCTGTGGATAGTGTAGGATACAGACCAGTCCATAGTTCTTCTAGTCCTTCGATGTGAGCGGCCTCATCTAATACCAAAAGCGACAAGGCTTCCGAACGACCGGCATCGCCAGAAGTGGAAGCTGCTTTAATGGACGAACCGTTAGACAGTTCAAAAGAAGTGCGGTTGTCTACGCTAATGGTGGCAATCTTTAGCCATGCCGGTACGTTGCGCATGATGCCTTTAACTTTCTTTACAAGGTTACCCGCTGTGGCAAACTTAGTGGCCATTACAAGAATGGCTTTGTCTCGATGAAAAAGCATCATCCAGACAACATAGCCGGCAGTAACAGTAGAAATACCCAACTGCCGAGCTTTTAAAATCACATTAAAGCGATAATCGTTAAAGCTATTGAGTAGCTCATCTTGAAAATCGTATGTATCAAACAGAATTAGACCATGCATCGGATGAGAGATGCGCGCATAGGTCTTCAGAAAGTAAGAAGGGTCTTTACCGCACTTTAAGATCTCGCCGACTTGCTGTTTTTTGTCTAGTTGAAAGCTCATTCATCATCTTCAAGTTCTACTTCGACTTCCTCTTCATCGTGTTCCTCATCGCCGGGTCCAGAAACATCTGCCTTCAAGTCCACCCCCGCAGCGCTGGCTAAGTCATGGATAGCCTTCATGGCTAGCATGGCATGACCTTCAACATCGTCAGAGGCAGGCTCTTCGGCGCCGTGTTCATAATCGTGCTCTCCTGGGTGGGTGTGTGATTCGTCACCCTTGTGTCCGGTATAGTCTTCCTCTCCAGGGCGAGTTCGGGACTTTTCGTCCTTACCCATTCCCCAGTCTTTATCATGGCCTTCAGTAGTTGCGTGAGCAACCTCCTCCATAATAATCTCTTTGAGACGTGCAATAGAAATTTTCATGATTCTTTCTTCCTTGTATCATTCTTCGGGCGCTTTCCCCAGCCCCCTTGATTTAAAAACTTTTCCCAACTGCGCTCGGCTGGAACCTCAGAACCGGTTTCTAGGTTCATTTCCTCACTCAGTCCACCAATTTTATAGTGCTTTTTGGCGACCACCCAGCTACGGACACGCGAAGAGTTTTCGACTCGAATATCGATTTCTCCTTCTGCTGTCAACGTAACAGAGTTTCCTGTAATCTTCTTGTATTCTTTCTTGATCCATCCCGCAATATCCTCAAGGCGCTGGTCGGTATCTCCTTCAAAACCAGAAGCATAAACTTCCTTTAATTGAATCTCGGATTGATAAGCCAGACACATCATGTCGCCATAAAACTTCACATTAAAGCCGTCCATGACTCGTTGATCAATAAGGGCATCGCCCTCTTCCCTACGAAGGATTCCAGGCTTGTCGGGTTCATAATCCTCTCCCAGCGCGCCGTCATATGAGTTTGCGGCTGCTTGTGCTAGTCCTTGTATGATTTCATAAATTGTTGCCATTATCCCTGTTCTCCTTGCATCATCTGTGCAACCAAACTATTAATAGAGGCGCCCTTGG